CTCTTTGCCGGGGAAGGTGATTACATTCACCCCACGCTGCATAGCTGCACCAATGGCGTTCTTGATCATCAGTTGCTGAACGACCTGTGGAGACTTCTCCATACCAGCGAAAGCCTCTTCTAACCTGTACTCCCCAAATCTGGCTCTAGCTCTGAGCTTGGATTCCCTATCTGAGAGCTTTAAGAACTCAATCAATTCCTTCTTCTGGTCTGGATAACGATTGAGAACAGATTGGATAGCTTCAGATTTTTGAAGTGGGGATGCAAATGATTTAGACTCCAAATCCACAAGCTTATCTACGCCCTCTTTTATCTTGGGATCCGAAGTAAGCTGTTTAATGCGCGAAGACATGCTGGCAACTTCTGCCAAATCCTTTTCTTTGCTTCCGCCTCTTGCTCCAGTCTTCAACAAATCGTCAAGACGGTCCGACTGCAACTCAAGAAAGTGCATTACTTTTGCCTTACCTATATCCGGTAACGTCGTTTCTTGATCAACAAATCGGCTAAAGGCTACGTTCTCGCCTTCAGGAGCGATTCCTTTGTGCTGGCCGTAGTAAACCCTTTTTTTCCTAAGTTCTTGGTTTAGAGCGACTCTTTCTTCTTTAATCGCATCTTCAAACTTCTTCGCCGAACGATAAAACTCGTCCTTTAGCCCAGATAGCTTAAGCGCTGCCGTTTCATTTACGAAGGTCTTAAACGCCTCTGAATTGATATCCATGCCTTTTGGAATAGGGATATTCATGGATTTCAGCGCCTTCTGAGTTTCTTTTAGCAACTCTTCCCTAGCCAAGGCTCGCCGTTCTTCAAAAGAACGAGTAGGGTATTTTTTGTTTAAAGACTGCCAGATATCGTCAAACTTTGAATGGAGTGTTGGATAGCTAACGCCTTTGTACAGGTCATCAATAGCTGCTCGATCATTGTCTAGTTTCTTTACCCCAACTTTTACCTTTTTAAGCGCGTCCATAACACCTTTGTAATTGGACGACAAGCCTTCTTTTTCCAAGAAATCTATCGCTGTGTTCAGTTCTGGAGATTTAACGTCTCCCCTAAACGCGGAAGCAAGCACTGTTTCTGCAAACTCCGCATTCTTGGATAGCTCCTTGGCTTGCTCTGCAACAGGCAAACTCAAATTAACCGAGCCTACCAAGCGCTCCCCGTAGGGGTTATCCATCGTATTGTGCAAGCCGTACTTCTTCGGCTCAATAATAGTAGTGCGCAGGTTGGACGTAGGGTACGTCTTTGATACGCGAGCAGATAAATCCTGCGGCAGGATCTTGGCAGTATCCGGCAGATCAGCAAGCGCTTGTTCCACGCGCCCTATCTCATAATCCCTGAACTTGCCGCGCATCTGCCCAAGCAACTGTTGCTTGGTCACCGGATTTTTCTGCCCAGTTATGAAATCATCCACCTTGCTAACAAACATCTGATCAGCCGGACGCATGCCTTCTGCCACAGTAGCCGTAGTTTGCTCCACCACGCTCATAGGCTTAGCAGCAGGGGCTACCTTACTAACTGTTGCCTCCACCGCTGGGCCAACATCCCTGATTGTCTCCACAGTGGGACTTGCTGCCTTTAATCCTGCCATCATTGCTTTGGCTGTGCCTTTAATCATGGAAGGCGGGATAGGTAGCGGTAAAGAAGAACCGAGTTCCTCGAACCCCGGTGCTTCTGCCGTTCTTTGTGTTACGCGCTGCGGGAAGCGCTGTAATAACTCCTCGGTACTCGGTGCGCGGCGAAGATAAGGGATATTAAACGCCTGACCAATATCGCCCACCATACCGGGAATAGCTGCAGTAGATGCGCGTAAACCTGTCTCAAGATTAGACATACCTTCGCCATATATACGGCGCAGTGTATTAAATGCATCCGAAGCAGATAAACCTTGGGGCAAGGACAGTGCAGCGCGGGTATCTGGCGTTACCTCACCGGTAGTTATCTCGCCATAGACAGGGGAGCCGTCTGCGCGCTTTACATACCCGCCCTCTGCAAACAACTTCGGAATGGACAGGTTGTACCTTTCCGGGTCTTCCAAAACGTCATAGACAAACTGCAATCGGCGCTGCTTTGCCTTGGCTAGATCCACTGCGGCCTGCACTTGTTCTGCAGAAGACGACGGCTGGCTTGGGCCGCCACCCGGCTCGCGGGGCGCGGCCATCTTCATGAACTCGCCCGTGCGGACCAAGAAATTACCGCCGCCTACATCCACAGGGGTATATGTCTTACCCTGCTGCGAGACATGAAAAGAAGGCAAGCCTCTTTGAGAGGTTGTCGGGGTAATATTACCGCGGCCCGCGGCATAATAAGTAACAGGCTCGCCTTGGTATTGAACGAACGCCGAGTTATATTGATTCAACAAATTGTTGTACTCATCCACCCGTCTGTTGTAATCTGCTGCTGCCTTGTTATACGCGTCCCACTCCTGCTGCGCGGTGGCTACTTTCGTCTTAACGTCAGAGGGCAGCAGGGCAGAAGGCTTGTATGGCAATCCGCCAAAGGCTAACTTGACCGGCTCTTCTGTTTCAAACGGCGACTGATAGGATAGCTCTGCTTGTAATAAGCGCTGTGGTGCCGCAACGGCAGGTTCTTCCTGCGCGGCCAGCCGCTCTTGGGTAATGCGCTCTATATAATCCTCATCCGTCTCACCTTCCTCCCTGTCTTCCGACAGATCCCCCAGTGTAGATGCAGCCAATGCAGCCATATAGCTTGGCCCCATGGATGCCAAGAAATCGCGCGACATCTCAGGCCGCTTAGGCGCACTCTCTTGTGCCACCTGTTTGACAGGAGCTTGCGGCCTTATCGTCTCCTTAGGCGTGGCAGGCGCTACAGCAGGCCCTGCTGTTACTGGCGCTTTGGGAGCCGCCGCTGCAGGCTCCTTCATCTTTTTGCGCATGCTCTCAGATAGCTCTGCTACCGTCATGCTCTTGAACTGGGGATTGGCTTTTAATACCTTGGGGGACAGGAGCTCTTTTAACTCCGTATTCGGGTCCGACGATAGCACCATCGGCCCACCTGTCTTGCCAAATACGTGCATCATATAAAGCTCGGATTGCGATGGCTCGCGGCCATATAACCGCTTGAACTCGGCGCGATTGCCGTCAATAACATTCAACCCTACCCGAATATTCTCCGCAACATCATTCCTCTTCTTCGGGTCGCCACCGTAAAACTTCCACGTATCATCCGTCACCTGAAACAACCCGCGAGCCGAGGACCGGGGGTTCTTGGCGCTCGATACAAGATCACTTTCCGCATTGGCAATCTTTAGCGCCACCTCAGGATCAATCCCACGCGCTATCGCCGCATCCCGTATCTGCTGACTAATACTCTCGGCCATACCTATCCCCTATCCACGCCCATGCCGAAACTACCACTTTCTTCAATAATACTCAATCACGCCCTGCGGCTCGCGCTCTTCATCGTCATCATCATCCAAAGCAATAAAATTGCCCTGCCTAAACCGCATTAATGCCATAACGGTAACATCCACCTGATCATCATTTGCGCCATTGGGAAACGCCGCGCACTCCTCCACCAAATCCTGCGCAAACTCCTCATCCTCCGGATACCACACCATCCCACTCTCTAATATCGGCGCAACCGCATTGGCACGACTTATCTTATCCTGCCCAGAACGCCTACCCCCCGGGGAATACATCGTCACCGGTATCCCCATCTTCCTCAACTCATGCTGCAAAGGCGTACCCGTAGCTTTGGCCTCAATCAATACATTATCCGGCTCCCAATACCGATACTCCTCCCGAGCAATACGCTTTAACTCAGGAAAGTCCCACCGGCCTTTTCTAACTGATAACAAAATTAAATTAGGGCCAGAGTCAGCAGATGCGCGGAACACGCCCCACGTCGCGATAACAGAGAAATCCGCCGTCTCTTTTTTACTGTACGCCGTATCCATCGTCTGAATCACATACTCACACGGCGGCGGATCCGCCTTCTTCCACCGCTGCCACCAATCCCTCTTTAATATCGCCCCCTCATCATTCGTCGGCTGCTGCTGCCACTGCGCATTCCACTTCTTTAAACCAATCGTCAGCTTGACCTTCTCTAACTCATCCAAACTCCAATACTCCGGCCACAACTGCCGACCCGATGGCAATATCGCCGGGAACTCCAATATCTCCCACTGGTCCGCTTTCAACTGACCTTGCAGTTTCAACAACCTCCCAGACAAGTCATCCGTCTTCCACCTTGTATTAATAACAATAATCGACCCATTAGGCTGCAATCGCTGACGCGGACCACTCGTATACCACTCCCACGTGTTCTCCATCGCCGTCTCAGACAAAGCATCCTGCTCGTCCAAAATATCATCCAACACAACCACATCACCACCACGGCCCGTCATCGCGCCGCCCTTACCAATAAAAAAGGCCTCACCACCGTGGCTCGTGGCCCACCGGCCAGCAGCCTTGGAATCAGCAGAAAGTTGTGTATTAGGAAATAGCTCCTTGTACCGCTCATCGTCAACAAGGTTCCTAATCATCCGACCGAACCGCTGAGCGAGCTCCGCGGTGTGCGAGCCAACAATCAACTTACTCTGCGGCAGCTTCCCCATCAAATAAGCAGGGAACAAATAACTCCCCAACTGCGACTTCCCATGCCGAGGCGGCATCGCAATCATCAGCCGCTTACACTTGCCCTCGATTACACGATCAAGGGCCGCGCATATCCGCCGATGATGCTCACCCACTAACATCTCCGGCCAAACGTATTGACAAAAGGGTAAGAAGTTGGACGTGGCTTTTTCCTGTGCTTCAAGCTGCGTGAGCCGCAGCTCGAGGCGCAGGCGTTCGGCTTCAACGTCTAAGTGATCAAGTTTCATGGTGCGAGGGCCAAGTTTTGAATTTTTTTAATATATACCCCCCATGCGGGTTTTACAAACAAAGGGGGGTGGGTCTAGGTTTTAAAGAAGCATTCTTAGGCTAAAAACTGGGCGAAGGTCCGACTTGAGCAGCTGTGGGTGCATTTATGGCCCTCCCCCCTTCTAGATTCCTAACTGCTGCCCGGCGCGCCGGGCAGCTTGTCAAGCTATCGCTGTGCCATAGCCAATAGCCAATAGCAATAGGCAGTGAGGGGCGGCGGTCGGGTGCGTGATTTAGGTAGCGCTTGCGCGCTACCTGTCAAGTGGATTATAGCTATCGGGGCGCGCGCCCCGATAGCGAATCAGGCTTCCTGCTTTTCCTGCTCAAGCTGCTGGTTGTACGCGTCCCGCGCGGCTTTGGCCGTCTCTTCTGTGGAATAGACCTCGCGGCTTCCCAGCCGAACGCTGACGTTGGCTTCGTCCACGTAGTGAAAGGTTTTCTTGTAATCCGTTGAATAGACATCGCTCATCGGGCGAAAGTTCAACAGCATCGCACAAACCGTTGACAGTTCTTTGTCCGACATATTGGCAGGGACGGAATAGGACATCCCGTTGATGTTCACATAGGTGATTCTGGTCTTCATGCTCTATCCTTTCTGGCGGTTGCACTGGATCGGCTGATCCAGTGCTTGAATTATGCCCTCATTGTGTCCTGGCGTCAACCATTAATTCAGATTTAGGCTGATGCGCAGGCCGTTTAATGCTTCGCGCACCTCCTCTGTGACATCAAAATTATTTTCCACCCAGCCCTCGACGCGGTCTTCAATATCATCATCGAGCTCTTCAAAGCGCTCGGTCAGCGCTTCGATGTTGTTTTCCATATCGTCGATTTTTTTCGACAGGGATCCAACCATTGATTCAAACAGCGCGGCCATGGGATCCGCGCCAACGTCCGGGTGATCCTCTGGTGCAATGCGCACCTCAGCGGGCGGCGCGGGCAATTCCTGCCCGGCGATATCGCGCAGCTGCTTTGCTATCGAGTTGACCATAACGTGCAGCGCGGTTCGCGCCGCAGCACGAGCACCGGATTCTGGCATTGATTCAATCATGTTTTCCGCAAAATCAAAAGCCTCGCCTATGGTATCGCGGCTTGCAAATAGGCCAATGTGCAGATCATTGGCCAGCTGGATAATTTGGTTTCGCATCTCTCTATCCTTTCTTGGGTTATTGACCGGGCGCGCCCGGTCAATAAGATAATGCCCGAACATGCAGGCATTGTCAAGCGGAAATTATGCTCTTTCGGTTCTTACTCCGCCACGAGGTCCCAGCGTCAGAAGGTAGTCTGGGTATTCCACAACGTCCGCCATACGCGGAGCGATATGTATTGTCGCGGAACAGCGCTGGCCATAACGGTCAAGTTCTTTGGCCACAATGCCAAAGGCAAATTGAGCGCCGCGCAGTGTTTGATATGCGCGGGCGTCTTCCAGTGCGTCATTGTCAACGCGCAAAAAATACAGGTTTTGCATTGCTCTATCCTTTCTGGGTGATTAATCGGGAGGCATTAATGCCTCCCGGACATTATCTACCAGCTGGACTGATATGTCAACCAGCATCCCTGCGGCAAATTGGCGAGAACCCTGCGCAAGTCTTCCGCCGTATCGCGCAAATCTTGCCAATAGTAGTCGTCCACCTCAGTAGAGCCAAAGAAAAAACCAGCGCGCGGCGATAGTACCTCCGCATCTTGATTCTGAAGCGCCCTTTCACAGGCCGCGATCAATTCCTCAATTTGCCCGGTGCTAACGTAATATTCCCGGCAATCATCTTCGCCCCTCTGCACATTGTCCACAAACCACCCATGTACCTGATTGGCTTTCCGCCAATATTTAGACAACGCGGTCACAGTATTCACTTTGAAGGGGTTTTCAAACCCTACAAGCTCCGCGCATTGCCCAGCAATGCGCGCTTCAGTTTCGTCATGCATTGACAAATATTTGTGTGCCTTGAGATACATATCGAGCCCCATACATCCCCCTCTATATAAAAAGATTGTCGCGGCAATTGCCGCGAGACAATAATGCGCCCCCCGCGCGCCAATTGCCAATTGAAATTTTTAATCGAATCGCGCGCCGCGATTCGAGCGCCACGCGCCCCGGCCAGCGCCACGCGCCACGCGAAACACGCGCCGCGACTCACGTTTCACGCGCCGAGCGCCAGGGCGCGAGGGGCAGGTTTATAGAACGGCAATTAATCCTGATTTATGACCAAAATCAGGGTAATCGCAGAGCGAAAACCCCGATTTATGACCATTGCTTAATTAATTACGCCGAAAGCAGCTCCAGCGCCCGATTTTTAATCGCAGAACCAGTGCCGAACCATGCCGATTCAAGCCGGGTTGAATCACTACGCCCGCGCTCATGATCAACCAATTGCGTGACAGCGTTCAGCATGCCCCAACGAGTGCCAGCCACGCCGCCAATGTCCGAACCAATAGCCGCGCCATTGAAGAGCTGCAAAATTCGCTTGTAAGCTTTGCTTTCCTCAATATCTTTTTTGCTGGTGTGATACGGCGCTAAAAGTTCCTGAACGAATGAATCAGCGTCTTCCGCTTTCATTGGAACACCCGCCAATTGGCGCGACTGCACTAGAAAGCGCTCAAATTGATTCGAGACGATGCCCAACTGCAGGCGAACAGAATCAGCGTCAAACCGTTCGGAGTGCAAAACCCGAACCGCCGATTTTATATAACCCTTGTCCACTTCCCCGGCGGTTGAATTGACTGCAGGTGTAATTGTGTTATTGCATACGACGCGAATCGCTGTAAATTTCGCAATTGTCGCCATCGTGCCATCGTATGACGTGCCCAACAGCAAATAGGGCTTTACAACGTCGCCATCGATAACCGGCGCGCCATCGCCTACACTTGCCAGCGCCCACACGCGCCGCCCTTCCGAAAGCGCCCCCGCGGTTTCCATCTGAAACCCGCCAACGTCCGAAAGCTTTCGGAAAAAATCCATTACTTCCGCCGGTTGAACGGTTTTGTAGTCTTTACTTACCACTGACAACGGCGCGCCAGTATCCGAACGGTGCAGTACTTTGCGGTCTTTCATTACCTGAAAACCCGTCACTGCAGGGGTTTCATAATGCACTAAGCTTTCCAGCACTGTATAACCTAGTCCCGCTTCACGCGTCCAATCATCGATTGAAGCGCCCGGTGTAAGCGCTTGGCCTAAGCCATGCCATGGGGTTTTTCCAGCATACGCAATAGCGGCCTTGCCTGTTGTCTCGTCAATCATGTGTGCCATGACTCTATCCTTTCTCGGTTAATCCGCCCCTCGGCGGCTGATTCAATATTAGTTCATTGTACGGTTTTGTGTGATTGATTTTTTTAATCGTTTCCGTCCATCCAATCGACAATCCACCACAACGCTAGAATTATCAATACGGCGAAAACAAACATTATGCCGCCCTCACTACAAAGCCGGACATGTCTTTTTTCGCTTTGCCTTTGGCATATAAGGCAACCACCGCGCCGCGCTTGTCAAGATGCCGAACGTCCGAATCATCGCCAGAGACAACCGGCAAACCAAGAAAAACTTCCGGGAAATTTTCTTTTTTATCGAAAACCACCGCAAGCCGTTCGCCGTTCGAAACTGCTTTTCTGACATAGGGCAAAAAGCTTACAACACCGCTATAGCTAAATGTCAAATCATAATTTGCCGGGATGTTTTTTCGGTTCGGGATTTTGGTGTAATCGTAGAATTGAACAGTAGGAAACAACTCGAAAATATTGCGCCCTTGCTTATCGATTTTTATGTCTTCCCAGCGAATATCTGACGTGCCGTTTAATCGAACGAGCGGAATAAAACCCTCACGTTCGGCTTTCCTGATCAATGCCTGAATTGACGCAACCAGCGCTTGCATGAAACTTTCGCGACGTTCGAAAAACCACCGGGTTTTTCTGATACGTGCCGCTTGTGTTGAATCAAAAGCGCCGCGTCCGGCTTTGTTCAAACAGGGCTCGTGGCATTTTGCTTTTTCCGCCATGGCGCAAACCTGATAACCGGACAAATTGAACGGCGCAAGATACAAAATGCCCGTCATGAAACCAAGCTTTTGCCCCTTGACGGTTTTCGCGTTCGTGTCAATACTCAATAAGTTTTTCATGTCTCTATCCTTTCTAGGTTGGGTACTGCAAACCCTATGTTATACCATCAGGCAATAATGTCAAGTAGAATTTTTAGATAATAGCCTTTCTCTAATTTGCTGCCAATCTACTGCAGCGGTCGAAAACGATAACACCGGGGAAAGCGATAGCCCTTTTTCTTGAAGTTCCATCGATTGCCCGCCCTCATAAAGCAAAATCGAGCCGATTCGCTTTCCCGCGGGGATATGTCTGACAAGGATATATGCCGAAGCACCATAGGACCAATGCCGAAAAAGAAACGATACCTGATGAGGGCGAAGACCAACTTTTAAACCACGTGTTACTACCTTATTTTCAAGAAAGCAAACCTTGCCAGTACCGCCTTTGTCGGTCAGCACCATATCGGGAAAGCCTAAGCTGGCAACGGTTTCAACGCGAACAATGTCGAACCCCGGCAGCATGGCAATGACATGACGAGAAAAAACCGCTTCAGGTTTTTTCGCCATCGTCGTCTTCCTCTTCAATCATTTCAAAGATATCAGGCGGCGGCTCGCTCACGCCGGATTCAAAAGCAGGGTCTTTTTCGCGCTCTACGCTGGCAATGACTTCGCCTGTTTGCGCATCAAGGATTGCAGGTGGCGGGGGCCCGCCATACAGGCGCTTGAGCTCTTCAAGCTTGCGTTGGACTTCCTCTTTGGACATGGAGTCAATGGTGCCATGCCTGATCTCTTTGCGGTCAATATAAATCGATCCCAAAGCCTGCCCGCGGCGATACTCCGCTTGAACAGCGGCAGCATAAGCCCCGGCTTCTAACGCCTTATCGCGAATCATCTGCAAATCCCGCATGTGGCGCTCATACGAAGTGTTGTACTTCGAAGCCAGTTCAGCGCGGTATTCTTGGATCGCGGCAACAATATGGGGATTGATGGCAGGGTTGGTCAATTGCCAAGCAATGACAGAAGCAGACTTCGGGTTGTACCCAGCGCGGATCGCGGCCTCTTTCAGGGTTACCCGCCCATCCCCTGAAACATACTCCGTGATGAACTTCCAATGCTTCGGCGTGACCGTCCGCTTCTTCCCCTTCATTGTTTTCAAAGAGGGAACATTTCCAGCCATCCTAGCCGCCGCTTTCTTCGGAACTACGGGCGGAACATTCCAAACATCCTTCTTCGCCATTTAAGATGCCCTCCAGAGCCTCCAGCCGCCCTCTACACGCCTCAACGTGAACCCCCATGTAGGGTGGTACTTACCCGCGAATCGAACGGCTGCAACGCGCGCTGAGGCCGCTTTGCGCTCATCTCCGAAAAATATGCTGTCACCGGGCAGCATATCGTCAAAAGGATACTTGCACCGCGCTTGTGGAATCGGGATTCCCGGTTCAATTTCAACTTTCATGCAATCTCCTATAATCAGCACAACCACTGTACATTTGCCCAAAAGGCATGTCAAGGGTAACGCCCCCAACAAGAGCCAACACCACCCCAACCAAAACCAACAGAGCCAAACCCCAAAAACCAAACCAAGCCACCAACTAACCAAAACTTCCCTACAAGAATCAATGGTGGCCTATAGAGATTTTTTGGGGTCATAAGTGATTCAGGAACTAAAAAAATTATCTCGCGGAACCCCCCAGAATATTACATTCCATTTTATAAACGTGATGCTAACGTAATGCTGAAAACCCGCGCCAATACTAGCTTCTTACGGCATTACGTCTATTACGGCAAATTTGAAAATTTTTTGAACAAAATCAAACATGACCCCAAAAAGTTCTATAGGGAGCCCTCCAAAATTATAAGAAACCCGATTTCTATAACTTTTTGATCTAAAAACCCCGCATTATTTCCCTTGATCCACGATCCGCGATCCTTTATCCTAACTTCGTAACCGTCGCACTTGTTCCTCACAGCTATCAACTCTCTCAATAACTCAACGGTCGTGGAAATGTTGCGAGCCCTTTGTGCAAGAAACGTGGAACGGTTGCATAACTGCGGCACCTTTTGCCCTTGTTTTGGCATACATTTGTCAACCATTGTAAGTAATTAGAAAGGACTTTGTCATGAACGATGAGGTAATCGAACTGCAATATCTTGCCCATGAGGCAACAAAACATCTGACAAAAGTTATCAGCATTACAAGACTTTTATTAGATGGGCCGTCGGTAGGGAGGGATATTTGGGAGGTTGTGGGTGCTGAAGCGGAGGGGATATCTTTGTTGTGCGATGCTGGAGAGATGTTGATTGGTATTATTTTGGCGCATTATGGGTTAGAAAGTGGGGAGTTGATGGGGTCGGATTTGAATGATTTCTTGGATCACGTGTTGGTTTGCAGTGATGGGTAGGGGGCTGATTTTGGCGTTTTTGGGTCTAGTGATACCCGGTCAGGGCCCGTGTTTGAGAAAGGAGAAATTGTGGGAAAAGAGACTTATATTGCAAAGCTTGATTGGGAGGTCCGCGAGCAGTGGTGCTCGGTCCTTGTCACCCGGTTCGTGGTGCATGAGGGGTCCTATGCTTATCATGCGGCGAGTGATTTGGATTTTTACGGGTGGGTGGATGTGGATTACCGCTTGTCCAAGGATGGGGTAGTGCCTTGCCCTGAGTTGGAGGCATTGGTCGATGCAGGGGAGGATAGGAGTATTTTGCGGTATATCCGGGAGGAGTTATGCGAGTGGATGGCATAGGTTGGGTGATACATATAGGCAAGCTTTTGGTCCTGTTAGGCGCTTCGTGGTCCTTGGGCAGCGGGCATTATGGCTTGTCAGGCGCGATGTTTTGCGCGGTGATTGCTGCGGAATTGTTGTACCCAACTACTGGAGGGGAGAGATGAATAGGTTTTTTCTATTTGCATTGTTTACGGTACTCACCTATGCTGGGTCGGTACGGGCGGCATCTGAGGTATGGTTAGAGACATCGAATACGGCTGGGGGCAAGATTTTGTTGCTGCAGCAGAAGTGTTCCAAGGGGGAGGGGAAGATGGTTATTGCGTCCAATCCCGGCGGGAAGAACTTACATGGCTGTTGGTACTACTTTGCCGACATGATCCACGTAGTTTATGAGGATGGGAGCACGTATTCCTATGAGCTCACCACATTTACGGCAAGGGAGAGGAAATGAAATGCAAGCACCCTGATTTTGAGGAGTTCATGGACGAGGTCCGCGATACGGCCAACATGTTGGGCGAATCGTTGGAGGAGAACGACATATCCCTTGGAATAGGCATCCCCGCGGCGATCATGCTCTGCGTAGGCTTGGCAAAGATGGCGGCGGAGAAAAAGATGTTTGCTTCGGTGGCCGATGCCCTCGAGCACTTCAAGGAAGGTTTGGAAGCCCTGTCAATAGATGTAATGAATGGAGACAATAATGTCGGAAAGCACTGAGACGGAAGATCAAAGGATAGCCAGATACCAAGAGGCGGCTAAAAACATCCTTTACGAACTGCATGACGGCACCAAAGGGCCGAGTGAGGCGATGGCTGTTTTATCCAGCGTTTGCGCCTCTGTCTGTCTGGCGGTGAAGGATGACCAGCCGCATTTGATGGACGAGTTTTTGACGCAAACCTTGTACCAATACACACAACTGAAAAAGGAGCTAACCCCCGCCAAAGGGGACGCTGTGCACTAGAAAGGGAGGTCATATGTTGAGAGACGGTAAATATATCCGCGAGCCGTTGCCCAAGATCGGGGCACATTATGTTCCAAACAACACCACCTCATGGGAGATGGAGGATTACGCGATGCAGCGGGTCTTGCTGCACGAGGATATGCCCATGGAGGAGAGCAGGGAGTTCCCTGTGTCATCCAAAGAGCTTTTGGTAATCGCGCTGTTAGGCGCAATGCTGGTGCTATTTTTTACGGGGTAAAAATGAAATTAAATCAAGGCAAGATAAATGTTGTACCAAACGCATTGTTGGATGCGGTGGCCGCGCACCTTGGTCTTACCAACGATAGGATGCTGGCACATGCCCTGCGGGTTCAGCCTAGCGCCATATCCAAGATCAGAAATATCACCAAGAAGAAAATATCTGCGCAGATGATATTAAGCGTTCATAAGCTAACAGGCTGGCCCATTGATCGCATTGAGGTATTAGCTGCAACGAAGGCAGATGCTCAATAACTTAGAAAGGAGAAAGTCAGATGAATCCAGAAATCAAAGAGCGGTGGCTAAAGGCACTGCGCTCCGGCGAGTATAAGCAGGCGAGAAAGCAATTGCGCTTTCATGACCACTATTGCTGTCTTGGGGTGCTGTGTGATCTGCACTCCAAAGAGACAGGAACGCAGTGGCACAGAGGCTCCTACCCGCATAAGACAGGTGATCCTGATCTGACTTACCACACGATCACGTATATGAAGATGGAAGGGCTGTTGCCTGAGGAGGTAAGCGCTTGGGCCGGGATCAGCGATTCGGACCCCAAGATAAGCCGTGGGGAGCAGAGTGTAAAGCTTTCCAAGCTAAATGATGATGGCGCGTCGTTCACGGAAATCGCTGAGTTGATCGAGGAGTGCTTATGACGAGGGATGACATTATCCGCATGGCGCGAGAGGCTGGCGATTCCTTGACCGATAAACACGGCAGGGAGGATTTTATTTTTAATGGTTACGGAATTGAACGCTTTGCCGCCCTAGTCGCTGAAGCCGAGCGTGAGGCATGCATTCAACTATTGGAAGACTTTTCAAAAACTCAAATGGTTCCAGTTAAAGATACATGGCGCATGGGATTGATTGCTGGTGCTAATGCTATCCGCGCAAGGGGGCAGAAATGAGCATTTATGTCAGATATATGCATGTGTGTGATTTTTGTAGCGCTAAGATCCGCGATCAGGAGTTCTTGTTTGCTCAGGCGCCGGACATGGAGCTACCTAGGCCGCATCCGAACAATTTCCGGATGGAGGGGATAAATTGGGACATGTGTCAGCAGTGCATGGTCGCGGTCCGCGATGCGGTGAAGGGGAGGATAGATGAGTTGAGGGGGCAGGAGCGGTTATCGTCGTACCGGCATCCTGCTGAGATACGTGGGGCGGAGATTAAAGCGGCTATGTCTGACCGCTTTGCCGAGGCCGAGTCTACCTTGAAGGAGAAGAAATGACTGACCGAGAACTGATGCAGCAAGGATATGAAGTTCCGCTGGTGGAGCAGCTTGATGCTGTGCCAAGAGATGCGCGATTGTGGATTGAAAATTCCGACGGGATGGGTAGCCGCCATTTTCCAATTGGTCTTATGTGCCACAAAGCAGCAGAGGCTCTACGCGCCAGACTAAGCGCACCTGAACCGGAGCCATATGGATACATTGTTCGTCGCAATTGGAAGATTCCGGTATTTATTGAAGCTGACAACGTAGAGGCAACGGGACTTCCTTATAACAACGCCGATTACGAGCCGGTTTTTAAAGCCCCACCACAGAGCGAATGGCAGGGGCTAACGGCAGACGAGATTAAAGACCTTCATTACGGAATTAAAGTGAAAGGTATGGGCGCGTTTAGCACTGAGGATATTTACCGTGTAGTTGAAGCCAAGCTACGGGAGAAAAACACATGATTGCCTTGACACGCGAGGAGGCGCAGCAGGTGCTGGATGCGTTGAAATGGTTTGAACAACGCTTTGCATGTACGCATTTAGAGTTAATCGATACTATTCGCGCCAGACTAAGCGCACCTGAACCGGCGCGGCTAGGCGAGATAATGCCAGCCGACGAAGAACAGTTGAAGCGTATAGCGAAGCTAGTAGCACCTGAGCCGGAGCCGGTGGCGAAGTTGTTTGGAACCCTTCCGGTGTATGAAACAAAACAAGACGGAATCTTGACTGTCAACGCCCCACCACAGCGCGACGAAGCGTCAGCTAAAGCTGCCGAATGGCAGGGGCTGACGGATGAGGAAATACGCAACGAAGCTAAAAATCATGTATTTGATGAATCGTTTTTTAGTGGCGCAATATGGGCAAGAGGGCAAATAATGGGGAAAAACAATGAATGAGAACAAGCCAGAAGTAAGGTCAGACATTGACCAGATATATTCGGCAGTCATGGCAGACACCGAAGCGTTAGAAGAAGCCAAGATGACTTTGGAAGTCATCAAGAAAACTGACCCCGGCGTTTACGACGAGATGATTGACGACACGCTTTCTCTTATTCGTAAGGCACTTAGTAACTCTATTCTCGGCGCTATTGATAGGTTAGTAGACCCAGAGGAGCCAGTCGCGTGGGTAGTTTACGAGAGTGAGAATAACGATATTGTCTGGACTGAAGCGGGTAAGAAATTAAAACAAAACACGCGGCTCTATACTTATCCTCCAAAGCGTAAATGGACAGACGATGAATTTATTGCCGAAGCTGTAAAGCGTGGACATTACACA